AGGCTCATATCCCACAATTATATCATAGTTTAAAGTTCTAGTAGGAATAGACTTAAATTATGCCTAATTCTCCCTATCCAGATAAGTTTGGAGTAGCGGATAATTGTAATCCGGCAACTGTGGATTACTTTATTGAGGTGTTTGGATATCAAGAGGCTGTGGAATTATCAAATATTGATAATCCTACAGGTAATGATATTAATTTTGATAAGATTCAAATTGCACTCAATGATGCTGCAACATTAATCAATAACTATATCTTAACAGCCCCGCCACAAGGCAAGATTCTTATCGCGGGATCATATCGTCGTACCCAAGCCATCTTAGCAAGATGGTATTTAGATATTCTCCGCCCAAGACAACAAGTAATCGACGCTGCTGAACAAGCCCTTCAACAACTCGAATTATGGGCCGCTAAAGCATCTCCCTCCACCGGACTTAAATGGCAAGAAGCATATCGCTACTGGGGCGGACCATGCTCGATGACAAAAAGTTCCTATAGAAGGGGCAGGAGTTTCACAGAGAATTCAACCAGTCGCTGGGTTCAAATGGAAGGGGGTAATAATCGTTTCTTCCAATTCCCAAGAAAAGAGGCAATGTCCTCACCTCGGAATTATTCTACTGCGCTTGATATAAATGCGCTCGGAATTGAATCCTCAATGCCTGAATCAACTCTTGGTGTTAATGAGTTGGTAGATGCCCTTGAATCCACAAGAGATCTTTCCGCGTTTACAAATACCCTTAATGCTGTAGATCCTAAAGACGGAGATACGTTAAACGCTGTAAATACCACGGAGAATGCCGATGGTACCCTTGATAATTATGACGGATTACAAACAGGAGACACATTCTAATGGCTAATCAGACTTATGGCTATGATCCATTTAACCCTGCCGCTGCTGACGGAGCAGGATTTTACCTCGTGGCAGATGGGTCAAGTGGTGGGTGCTATTATGGCACTCAGTACGGCACCCTTGGCGGGAGGATTGGGGTCTTCCCTGATGGTAGTGAGTATAAGCAAGATGCTGCCTCATTGAGACAATATGTAATTGAACTAGAGGCAACTCGTAAGATTCAAGATCTTGCTAATGTACGATTTACTCGTAATGTAAAACCTGGGGATGCTTTACTCTATAATTATACGACTGGCTTTTGGGAACTTCAAGATTTTATTAGTGGCGGAGAATTCTAATTCATGCTCTTAGAGATCGAGAATCAACTTCATAAAAGAGTGCATGGCACACTGGGGCAAAGTGCCGTGGTGATTCGTCTTGCCGAGGAAATTGATGAGTCTGGAAGAGTTGCCGAACAAGCAATGATTATTGTTAGTTTTGCCTCAAGTTCAACCAATAATCCAAATAAAGGTGCATATATTCCTACTATTAGGAATAGAAAACTAACTTATACTATCACTCTTATCCAAAAACAGACGCAACGAGAGGGGCATAGCTTTTCTCTCCCCATACTCGATCTTATCGCCGATTCGGTAACTGGATGGGTACCAGAAATACCAGGCCTAGAGTTTCAAACAGGATTTGAGTTAGAAAACGAAAGATTTGTTCAGGTTACAGAGGCATCTCAGTTTATTTATGAACAAACTTATTCAGTTGAAGTGCTGATAGCTGACGGGAGATTCTATTCCCAGCCATGCGCAGCATTCGACCCAATCTCAATCGAAGATTTTCTTCCAAAACGTAAATGTCTCTTAGATCCTAATCAGAAATTTACTGGATTAGCAGTCTGGAGAAGAGTGGTAAATACGGAATACATGGAGGAATATATTGTAGAGGATTCCAGATGTCCTAGAGAATTGTCTGACTTACTTGAGTTGCAATGCAATGAACCACTTAATGGTACGGCAACCTATCAATTTATTCCAAGAATTGCCTATTCATTAGATGGCGATGGCAATAGAGTCATAGATAATACAAAAATAACATCTGGCAATTTACAAAAAGTTTGGAAATGTTATAAAGAAAATGTCGATCCTTACCCAGATTGGTTTAAGTTAAAGATAGATTCAGGATTGTGGAGGAATGAGATGGGGACAGTACCTAACTCAACTCCATTAACTTCTGCGCTTCAAGAAATTGCCTTCGGCCCTAATAAAAAGTATAACGATTGATCATGGAAACGTTCTTCCTTCAGGCTTTAGAACTCCAAAACAACCTTCTCGGCGCAGCAAGATTAGCCCATTGGAACATTGTTGGAACAGATTTTTATCAATTTCATCTTCTCTTTGAAAGGATTTATGAGACAGTAGAAGAAAAGGTAGACGTCCTTGCAGAACAGGCGAGAGGCTCTAGAGTGGAGATTAGGGCGTCCATCTTTAATTCCGTACCTGAATTAACTTGGACAACAGGACCAGATCTTTGCGAAGAGCTTCAGAAGCTTAATGTTGAGTTCAGAGATGGATTAGAGAGGCTTAGAGAGGAAGCCGAAAGTGCAAAAAACTATGGTGTTGTAAATATTGTAGAGGATATTCTCTCAGATTGTAATACTATTGAGTATCTACTAGGCTCTATTTTAGAAGAACTTTGATACTAAGAAGCCCCAGGCTTTTGCTCGGGGCTAACTTTGTATTCAGTTGTTAGTTGAGTCTATTTCCACGAAATACAGACATTATGTACTCCTCGTGATAATGGACCAAGATCACCAAATGACTTTGCCGATAGATCGATGATCCTTCCGTGGATAAATGGTCCGCGGTCGGTGATCACTGCCTTCGTGCTTCGGCCATTAGCAGTTATAGTAACAACTGTCCCAAAGGGTAGCCATTTGTGAGCTGCCTGGTTTGACCATGTATCAAACCTCCGACCAGATGCAGTAATTCCACCTTGATATCCGTCCCCTAATCCGTAGTAACTGGCTCCTCCGCATTGTTGCCCTGCTTTTGCAGAAAGAGGAATAAGAGAGAGGCTAGCGAGGGCTAGGGTAACTAAAGTTTTTTTCATGAGCTCCGATGTAATGGACACGATATTCCAGGGTCATCTTTGCAATCTGCAATTGTTTATAGATGAATTAGAGATATCATGACAACAATCTATTAGGCATAGGACTTTCCCAGAGGCTTAATAAATGGTTGAATTTAACTTTAAACTAAGATCAGACCTTGGAGTAAAGAGGACGATTCTCTTTAAGGTTTGAAATTAGAGTGTTGATGGAAATGGGCCTAAACCCTCCGTTCATAATTATACCATGGGATCGGGGATACCTAGTGGTTGGTTTGCCGTTTCGTTTAAGTAATGTAATATTAGGGTCAGTTGATCCCACCCATTTTGCGACTTTGCGCTTCCTCATCATGAGGTAGGGTTCCTCTACCAAGAACAAGGAGAATCCATGCTCTGCCATAAAGTAATCATTTATATCTTCAAAGTTAGTCATTGCTGATATGCATTATTAAGCCCCCAATATACAAATGCGATAATTAAGGAAAATATAATAAGGGTTTTAAATCCAAGGCTAATCAGAGGACTTATATGAGTCCATCTTGGTGACATTTTCATAACTCTGTAGTTTACCGCGTACAAAATGTATTCGGCAAGTTGGCCAGTCCTTCCACTCTCCGTCCCATCGAGCAGGATATACACAGACGTAGTCTGTGATGTCATGTAAGGTTACTTTACCATGCTTGCCATTTGGCAAAAATTTGTACCTAAACAGAGCAGAGATCGTTCTTCCATCATCGACCCAATCTGGATCCTCGCCAAATTCAAAAGCTTCGCGAGTGTCAATAAGCCATAACCTCCCGCCAGGATCGAGCCAATAGGTACTCATGGTGCCGCCTATGCCCCTCTCCATGTCCTTTGTCTGACATTCTACTTCAGTAAAGGACTCCCCAAGGTCGTAGGAAGATCGGAAGTAATCAAACATCCCCATTAGCTTTTGCTCCTTCTAGGCGATTAATTTGATCCATGATGGCATTAATAAAGTCTTGCTCCGTCCAAGTATTTAAGACTCTTTCAACCGGATCATTCTCATCCCATGAGATTGTTAGGGATCCATCACATTCTTCAAAACATTCAATCACGTTACTTGCTCCAGTTGTTGGGTGTAGACATGGTCAAAGAGCTCATCAAG